CGTCATTTTACTTTTTCGCTGTTGAATATTCTTAATAGTTAGTTGACACCGCATTAGCATATTACTTCATCCGACTCCTAGTATAGATAAAATAAAAACAGCGATTAAAAACCGCACAACATATTTTAAGAGAGCTCATCTGTCTCAGATGCGCACCTTTGACGAGTCAGCTTGATAGCGCTACGCCGACGCTCGTGAGTATAGCAGATTGAATTCATCTGTCTTCAATTATACTGTCTTCCATGAGTATTCTTAATAGTTAATTGTGGAAGCCTTTCTATTTTGAAGGGGTCATTTTGAGTGTTGTAAGTTTATCACACTTCCTAAACCCAATTTTCCCCATCCATCCCCGACATTTTCTCTTTTAAAATTTTCAATTCTGAATTATTTCAGGACTGGTGCCTTCCAGTATAAATATTCGATTCACTTCGATGGCTTCACAGCCCAGGGTAAAAATATGAGTGCAGCGAATCACCTAAAAACGCTAGTCATGGTAGACTCGAAACACTGTGCATGGTATAAGCACTGGACTCGTTCCTGAATTGCCAACCCCCCCCCCAATTTATTCAATCTTTACAATTACAACCTACCCACGAGAGATAACGATTTTCACGATGCCCCAAACATACGACATCAACGATTTGCCACCCCGCAAAGCTAGTCCCAAGCCTAACAGCTGTAAGACCAACAAAAAACCGTCATTAATTTCTCCGGTTAAAGTTAGAGAAACAAAAATTGATCAAATGAGGAGAGAAAAGGAGTCTAAGAAATTTGAATTCCAACCAGAGTCTGGAAAAGAACAATCTGCGCAAACGCCACATGCTACTCAGGTCTTTGTCCAACTTACCCCCACCAATAATTCATTGCTACGTTCGTACGGGGGCGAGAAGGCAGAACTCTCACCAGAACAAACCAGATATCTACAATATGCCGCTTTCAGAAGAAAAGTTAGCGCTATTCAAGGTGTCAAAAAGAAGGATCTTGAAGAGATTCTTCACAAACACTTCCCTGAGTTCACAGCAGAACCTCAAGGCTTTATGGACTTCGTCATGCCAAACATTGACACTGAAGCCGTGCAAGCCGCCGTTTTGTCTGTTGATAGACTTACATTGGGTGTCTCCTCTTTGAGGGACACCAAATTGAGTCATTCTGTGCACTTGGGGCCCACCACCGTCGCGACTATCGACAATGTTGTTTCAGCTGCTAACAAAGCGACTGAATCTATTGAGGGAATGAACACAATTCTTTTAATATTGGCTGTAGTCATCGTTATGAGACCAACCACCTACCGCGAGAAAATTCTTGTCGGTGTGGTTGTAGTTGGTTTCGTGGCGTCCAAATCCAATTTGATGGATTTGTGGAAAAACTCAAGTCTCTGCTCTTGGCTTTCAAAGCCTTTAGAGAATGAAGCTGAACCACAATCCTTCTCTTTGGACGAAATGACAACCATGATCGTAGGTTTACTTAACACGTATGTGTTTTTTGGCTCTGGAACGGATTTGTTTTCACCGACAAAGCTTTCCAAAGTTATTAACAATATCAGTCGCACTGAAATTGGAGTTAGCTCTTTAATGAAAACGGTGCATCTTTTGGCAAACTACATCTATTCCAGTATAGACCATTATTGGAAGGGAAACCCATGGTTTGTCGCAACCGGACATTCTTTCATTGATGAATTCATGCGAGAAGCTTCTGAAATCCTTTTGTTACATGAGGAAAGAAAGTTGCTAGACTTGCGTTCATCTTTGGAGCGTGTTAGGGCCTGTGTGCTGTTAGGCGAGACCGTTGTAGTCAAAATTCCAGGCTCTCATGATACAGTTGGTTTAAGACTTCAAGTCAACAACTGTTTATCCGAAATGAAGAGAATCAAGAAGCTGCTCCTGGCCTCTAATTTTGAAAATGCTGGATTGAGATCCGAACCCACTGGACTGCTTCTTTGCGGACCACCCGGTGTTGGGAAATCGAATTCAATGCAACACTTCGCCCATGCAGTCAACGCTTTGACTCTCTCCGAAGAAGAATATGCTCTTTATAAAGAAAATCCGGCAACAGCCATCTTCACAAGAAACGCTGAAAACGTTTATTGGGAAGGCTACAAGCAATCTCACAACATTGTGTTTATGGACGACATTGGTCAAGCCAGAGACATACAAGGGTCTCCAGACAATGAAATTTTCAACACAATCAGAGGGATAAACATCTTCGACTATCCGTTGCACATGGCTGACATTTCAGCAAAAGGGAACACTACGTTCCGCTCAAAGTTCGTTATGGGCAACACAAACTTGCGTAATTTCAAGTTTGAGAGCATAACACAACCTGGTGCCTTTTTAAGACGCTGGGATGTGGTCGTAGACGTCATTCCGAAGAAAGAATATTGCATCGATCCAAATGCTCCTGAATGGAATCGTAGGTTCGACAAGAGCAAACTCCCTATTTTCACGGAAGAAAATATTCCGGAGGGTAGAGAAGACCTTCGTCAACTTGTTGGAGACACCAGCATTTTTCCTGAGATGTGTGATTACCACCTCAAGAAAATGAACAAATCTGAAACAGGTTACGTGTCAGTAGGCAAAGTACTGGAATTCGACGGTGTTGTGAGAATGCTTCATGAAACGCACTTGCGTAAAGAACGTTATCACAAACAGTCACTTCATAATCTTGAGAATCGTCTCGACCAATATAGGGAAGACCAAATCCAAATGGAAGAAGTCGAGCCTCAAATCGGACCGACAGACAATTTCCAGAGTATGGATTACATTTCCCGATTGAAGCGAGAGCACAGAGATTACCTTAATGAGCTCAGAGCTACAAGAAATGATGAATACCATATATTCGACACCGTCATGCGGCAGATATATGCGCAGAGTGTTGATTTGGGAGGAATCTTTTGGTTTGAGGAATCCTTTGAGTTGGTCATGGCGTTTTTCCATAAGAATGGGTTTCAAAACGACATTTGGGCTATTTTTGGTGCTACCTCTTGGCTACAGTTCATCCTTGCATTTGCGCAAGAGATTTATCTGCAGACGATGCATCCCCGCGAGGCAAATAGAGCCACGAAGGATTTCATCAAAAGAGTTGAGCTCAACAGAACTTGGCTCCAACAATATACCATAACCATGAAAACCACCCCAACGTGGGCTTCTTGGTTGTTCAGGGTTTACAAATACACTTTCGCTCATGTTTGTGCATTTGGAGATGCAATTGCTTCAATTGCCGAGTCTGCTTTTAGAGACTTGGCAAATTCTCGGTTGTTTGAAGGACTTTTGGTTGTTGGAGCCGCAGCCTTGACTTTTAAAGCTGTGATGGTTATAGCCCCCATGATATTTCCGGCCAAGAAGAAAAAGAGCAAGAAGAATTTCACTGTTGCTCTGGCTCAGTCCGAAGACCCCAATATTATTTCGGCTCGTCAAGATTTGGCCTTGGCCGAAGTTGAATTTAAGAAGGCTCAAGCCGAGTTTGAAAAGAAAACAGCTTTGTACAAGCTTCAATTTATTGAACAGAATGAATCTTGTGACCCCGAGTCTGATGAGAGGTCAAACCGCTCTCATAAAGTGAAGAGAGTGATCAAACCCTTGCGGCCAGTGGTTCCACAAAGTCTCCAGAAGAGTAATGGAAATTTGGTTTCAGTGCAGAGGAAGATCATGACTCGCAATGTATTCAGGTTTTATAGTCCAAGCGCTACGGAGAAAGACAAGCATGTACATTCTGGTTACGCTTTGGCTTTACACGGACGTGCCATTATGTTCCCCTACCATTTTTTGAGTGTTATTCAAGCAGCGCGTGACGATGAAGATTGTTGCGTCACTGGAGAGTCTAAGATTCATCTCCGGAGAACTATAGGAGAATATCTGCTCATTACTCTCACAGTTGATGAGTTGTTTGAATCCTTCCGTACATATGAACCTGGTGAGGCACAAGATATGGTTATCTTAAGGCTGCCAGATCGTTGCCAACCCAATCCTAGTTGTGTAAGGTATTTTTGTTCGCAAGATAAAATTGCCACGTACCAAAAGATTGATGCCATGTTAAGTGTTCCCGGTCCTGGAGAATTTTTCACGGAACTTCATCCAATTGTTGCTACTTCTTCGACTTATCAACATGTCGGAGGAGAGGAGTTCGACGATTACACTGTGAAAGAAGTGTTTTGTTATTCAACTCACACTTCGCCAGGTGATTGTGGTTCACTGTTGTATGCCAATGATAGAAGCAATCCGAATTGCATTATTGGGATGCATGTTGCAGGAGTCACAGCACTAAAGTGTGGATTCGCAGCAGCCATTTCTCGCGAATTTGTTGAAGAATACTTGAAATTCCTTGGCATGGAGGACATTATGCCACCTGAAATTGATCTCGTAGTTCCATCTTTAGTTGCAGTTCCGAACATGAACTGTGTCGGTGAGATGAAACCGGGAATCCCTTACCCTAGGTCAATCGGAAGAACCAGAATTATTCCATCGCACTTGCACGGCTTGGTTTCTCCAGTGCAAAAAGCTCCTGCACGTCTGAAGCCTTTCTTCAGGGAAGGAACACGATTTGATCCGAATCAGTTGGCGCTTTCCAAATATTGTTTTGAGGACGTTTTCATGTCCCCAAAATGTTTGGATTATGCTAAGGAGTCTTTTTGGCTATTTCTTCGCAAGGGATCAAAGGTCACTGTCGAACCAGAGGTGTATTCATATGAAAATGCAGTTCTTGGAGATGATAGTGGTTTTTGGTCGGCAGTCCCACGGGGCACTTCCAGCGGGTATCCTTGGAATTGCATGCCAGGCCCCTCCTCAAAAGTTAGATTTTGGGGAGATGGTGAGAAATACGATCTCACCAGCGATAGTGCTGTGGCTCTGGAGAATAGAGTTAAGGGCGTAATCCACCTGGCCAAGAAAAATATGCGTGCTCTGCATTTATACACCGATTCTTTAAAGGACGAAAGACGTTCTATGAATAAGGTGGAAAAAGGCGTTACTCGCATGATTTCTTGCTGTCCCGTTGACCTTTTGATAGCATTCCGTATGTATTTCGGAGCGTTCCAAAAATGGTTAGTTGCGAACAGGATTGAAAATGGTTGCGCTATCGGCATTAACGAACACTCCTCTGAGTGGGATCTGTTGGCTCAAAAGCTTAATCGTTTTGGAGAATCAGCGCACAATAAGGGGGCAGGTGACCATGAAGGCTTTGACACAAAGCACAGATCTTACATGTCCTTGGCAGTTTTACAAATAGTGAAGCTGTTTTACAAGGGCTGCGATAAGGAAGATGATAATGTGCGTAATGTCTTGTGGCAAGAGATCTCAAATTCTTTTCATCTGAATGAGGGACTCATTTATGAGTGGTTCACGGCTTTACCGTCCGGAGCACCCCCCACAACAATGTTCAATTGTGTGGCAAACCATCTTTTGTTTAGAGCAGCTTGGTTTGACATGCACGCTAGATCACCGTTTACGCCTTCTTTTGATATGCACATTTATTTGTGTGTGTTGGGGGATGATAACGTTTTTGCGGTGAATGCACCTTACGTCTCACATTATACGGAGAGTAACTTGGCCACACTTTTCAAACAGTATGGCTATATTTATACTCCAGAAGATAAGACGTTGGCGATACACGGTACACATTTGCGTGAGTTGGCAGCGGTCTCTTTCTTAAAGAGAGGCTTTGCTAAGCACGCCCACTTCGGACGCTATGTAGGTCCGTTAGAGTTGAGTTCAATTTTGGATATGCTTCAATGGCAGAAAGAATCTAGCAGTTCTTATTCCGATTGCGAATCCTTGATTCAAACGGCTCTTGAGGAGTTAGCATTTCATCCTCAAGAAGAATTTTTGAAATGGCAGTCCGCTTTAGAGGCGGCTGCGAAACAAGTAGAAGGGATCAACGTGCCTCTGAACTCCTATCAAAGCTTCGTCAGTTTGCTGAAGTTGCGAGATGGTGAGCCGGGTCATATTGATTTCGATGGCCTTCTCTCTGATTACGGCGCTATCCTAAACACATGCTTGATTCAACAGGAAAGTGAACGCTTTGAGAAGGAACGAGGTAGCTTCTTTAAGTTTACCGCCAGGACGCCTCGCTGGCAGCCCCAGTCAAGTCCAGGGAATCAAGCAAATTCCAATCGATTGGTTCATCGATTGGTCTTACAACGAACTGCTGAAACCCAGAATGCAGGAAACACTATAACAGACCAAGCCCCTCCAGGACAAACAGTCGAGGGGTCCTTTGAAACGTCTCGCAAAGCGCCCATGATCTCGCAGCAGACGTCAGACACGACCAAAAGTACAGTGGACGCAGATACCCCACTGACGGAAATCCAGAAGTACATTCCGCTACACCCTAACCTACTGGATTCAGCTAGGACTGGAGTGTCGCAGGATGTCAATGCATTTCTTGCCAAGCCCATTATTATCGCGAACGGTTCGTTCACAACGTCAGATACCTACGCGACTTTCATTTACACCTCTGACGGAATACCCCAATCACTGTTGTATACACAACCCTTGTGGCTCAACAAGTTGGCAGGAAACTTCGCATTCAAGGGAACTCTGCATCTGTCGCTCCAAGTTAATGGAACCAGATTTCAGCAGGGTAGATACATCCTCGGATGGGTCCCAAGCGGAGGAGGAACAGACCCAAACAAGTTCCGAAGAATGCATACAGCGTCCCTTACGCTCGCGACTCAGTGCCCGCATGTTGAAGTTGACGTCAACTGCGACTCTGAAGCTTCGCTCATTATTCCCCACATCACGGCGCAAGGGTGGGCCGCGTTGAATTCAGTAAATGGCGCTCTTTTTGGCAACAATGGAAGTATTTTCATTGCAGCCTATGAGCCTCTTGCTGTTTCGACTGGTTCTCTCAACGCTACGTGGTCTCTTTTTGCTCATTTTGAAGATGTGGAATATTGCATGCCAGCCCAACCTCAAAGTAGAGCCGGAGCAAAGACCAAAGTTCGAAGAAAAGTTCGTGCCCCATTTGAAGCTGAGCAAGAATCGCAAGGACTGGGACCTTTGAGCACAGGTCTTACTATGGTCAGTCAGGGTGCCGCTGTTATAAGCGGGGTTCCCTTTCTGAGTTCAGTTGCTGGACCAGTTTCATGGGCAACTTCGCTTGCAGCTAAGGTGGCTTCAGCTTTTGGCTGGTCCAGACCCCACAATGCCGCCCAAACCATGATGATCCAGAGATTTATTACTCCTAGATTTACCAATGTTGATGTGGCAGACAACTCCACAGTTCTTGGGGCCACTGACTCTAATGCCATTGAGGAACTTCCTGGTTTCGCAGGCACTGATTTAGACGAAATGTCTTTGTCTTATTTGACTAGTATTTCCTCTTTTTACAAGAGAGTTTTGTGGACCACTTCGAATGTTCAGGGAGATGCTCTTTTGACAAATGAGCAATTGACTCCGCGCGCTTATGTGACTACCAGCACTATAGCTGCAACTTCTGTTTACTCACTTGCACCAATTTCTTATTTTTCAGGGTTCTTTTCTCTATATAGAGGAAGCATCAAGTTCACTTTCAAATTGGTCAAGACAGAGTTTCACACTGGTAGGCTTTTGGTTGTTTTCAAGCCTTATGAAAACGCCGCGGGATTTCCAGCGGGCTCTACTTTCGCTGGTTCGGCTTATGAACATCGTGAAATTATTGATGTTCGCATGGGCAATGAGTTTACTCTTGAGTTTCCTTACATGTCTATTACGCCTTACCGTTCTATTACTGGTGGCGACAGCGCTTATGGAATTGTATATGTTTATGTGCTCAATACCTTGGAATGTCCCGCCAATGTCCCGCAGTCGATTACGATCTTAATTGAAGCTTCAGCAGGCAAAGACTTTGAGCTTGCTGAGCCTTGCGACATGTCTGGTAGGCCTACACAAGTCTACACACCTCAGTCTGGTCGGAATGTTTGTGAAATCGTCTCAGAAAATATAGGCAATTCGAGCAATTCTGAGACTGATGTTCCTTCGCGTCTGTGTATTGGTGAAAGAGTCACTTCAATAAGGCAACTTTTAAAGAGGTTTTCTCATTCGACAACAGACACATCTCCCGCACCAGGTTTTGCTCACGTTTGGAACATGTACCAAATAGACATGGGTTTCATTGACGCCACAGGTTTCACTGTGGCTTCAGTAACCCCAGATTCAATGACGTTTTTGGCTCCGTGTTTTGCGCTTTTGCGAGGTGGTCTTAGAGGGAAAATCGTTCCACAAGACACTCAAAATGTGCGCGTCATGACTATGGTCGTTCCTTATGTCACTGGCACGATTCTTCCTCTAGCTTCTCAAGTTTGGACAGCTGTGATTGGCACTATCACAGCCAACTACCTTGGACCTCAGAAGTTGAGAGCAATATTTGATTGTTCAACAACCGGAGGTTCTGAATGGCAGTTGCCGTTTTTCAATAGATGCGCTGCGGCTCCTATATGTGACCTTATGTCCACTAAGGTCTCAGCACCTGAAGGCTTTGATTATATAACCGGAGGTGTAGTTCCTCGCAACCGGGTTTTGAACATATTCAGTGCCGTTCCTTCTTCAGGTTCCCCTTTGGTGATGCGAGCAGCTTCTGAAGACTTTTCATTGGGGTTGTTCATTTCGGTGCCCCCACTAACTGGCTATGATGCCAGTTATATTGGTTAAGTCCAATAATCCAATACTCATGAATTTTTGCAGTTCTATCATGAGTTACAAGTTTGCGCTGCAGTCGGTTTTTCCACCACCGATTAAACAAACTTGGCAGTTTTTCTATCACTGTTTTATTTTATTTTCTATAGATAACTTTCACTTATTGTGTTTGCCGTCCGCCCTAAAAAGACCGGTAAGTAACCACTTATATATACGGGTGAAGACCTTCTGGAACGGGTTTCGCCGCAGATCCACTTTCTAATTAATTATTGAAAGTGTGCCCCTGCGATAAAATGGGCCCGTGAGGACTGCTTCTTTCTTTCGAGATTGGGGCAGTTCACACATTTTATTAGC